CTATTTATAGTAAGTGTATTGGAACAACTACATTGAAAATAAATGATAAAAAAATATTGCAAGTAGTAAATCTTGCACCTAGTGAAGACTGGATAGAAAGAATTGTAGAAGTACATCCTATGAAACAAATTACGATAGCCTCTATTGTACAAGTAATAGTGTTTGGCTTTATGCTTTCTATGTTTTGGTTAATATCACAAATATTTTATATATGAAAATGAAACCTACATTTAAAAACAAATCTAAACTAGAGAAAAACTGCTGGTGGTGTCTTGTAATGTGGGGATTATTAGTAGGTGTTTTTGCTGTCAATAGTATAGCAGATGAAGTAGTATTTAAATTTAAAAGCCCTAGTTTTAATGGTAACAATACAAGCTCACACTACCTTACTATAAACAGTCAAGAGTTTAATCGTAAAGCAGCTCTCAAAGCAGAGATAAAATCTTTACAAGACCAGATAGAAAGAGACAAAGAGAACACAACTCTAGCTAGGTTTATCAGAAATCTCGAATCCAGAATCTACTCACAGTTATCAAGACAGCTAGTAGAAAACTTGTTTGGTGAGATACCTTCTGAGTCAGGAACACTGACACTAGAGGGCAACACAATAGTTTACAAAGTAGAAGACGGAATAATAACTTTAACAATAACGGATAGTGATGGCAATTCAACCACGATTAGTCTGCCTGTTGGCAATTTTAATTTCTAGCTGTGCAGTAATAGAAGAAAGTGGAGACTTAGTATTAACTAAAAACCCTCAACCAACTACTACATTAAGTTTACAGTCAGAAGAATTAAAGAACATACCACCAGCTAAGAACAGACCTACGATAGCTATATACCCTAACAGCTTTAGGGACTTGACAGGTCAGCGTAAGAGTAACAGTACCTTTGCTTTGTTTAGCACAGCAGTTACACAAGCTCCTGAAGCATTCTTAATAAGGGCGTTTAAGCATACAGCAGACGGTAAGTTCTTTAGAGTAGTAGAAAGAGTTGGGTTAGATGACCTTGTTAAAGAAAGACAACTAATTCGTAGTACTCGTAAAGAGTTTAAAGAAGAAGACAAAGTAAAGCCACTGCTATTTGCAGGGTTACTTGTTCAAGGTGGAGTGATTAGCTATGAGTCTAATCTAAAATCTGGAGGAAGTGGTGCTCGTTATCTAGGTATCGGCACATCAAAACAATTTAGGGAAGACACAGTTACCATCTCATTAAGATTAGTTTCTGTATCTACAGGAGAAGTTCTATTAGAAACACTAGTATCTAAGAGTCTTTTATCCACAAGTATTTCTCAGGATGTATTTCGTTTTATAGCTACTGGCACTGAACTAGTAGAGATAGAAGGTGGTATATCGGAGAACGAGAGTGTTTCTATAGCTTTACAAAAGGCAATAGAGACCGGAGTTTTAAATATTATAAACATAGGAATAGAGAGAGGCTATTGGACATATGAATAAATTAATAATAAGTTTACTGACTGTAATATCTTTGGGGATGTATGCAGTTGACAATGAAATATATATAGACCAGACTGGTGCTACATTCAATTTGGATGCAGAACAGCTTGGCTCTGGAAACTTGATAGGTGGAGCAACAGCAGCAGCTGGGTCAATGACTGCCTTAGATTTAGACGGAAATACACAGACTATTGATATAAATCAAATTGGGAGTAGTAACAAATTTTTGGGCGACATAACAGCTGATAACTTTATAGGCTTCTGGGAGTTTGATGGTTCTACTAACGTATTTAACGTACAGATAGACCCTACTAATACTTACGGTGCTGACAACTCTGATGTTAATGTTGATGTAACAGGTGGTACAAACACCTTTACGCTAGATTTAGCTACTACATCCTTGGCTAGTAATGCAGATATTGATTGGGTTATTACCGGTGATGGTAATACTTTTGATTTTAATATCAATAATGCTGATGCAACTAATGATGTTACCGTTGATGGTAATGACAATGTTGTAAACTTTACAGGTCAAGGCTACGCAGGTGGATACTTTAAGTTAAACCAAACAGGTAATTCTAGAACCTTCAACATTAATCAATTGAGCACTATCGATAATGACTGGCTACGCATCACATCTACTGGCAGTAATGGTACTATTTGTGTCATTCAAAATGACGGGGGAAGTGCAGTCGGTTGCTAATATAGGCAACATAACTGAACTGAATGGAGAAGGTAGGGTTGTACGAGATGACACCTACAAAGCTTCTCTAACCCTAGACATTAACAGCTACGACAATGTCCAGACTTCTAACGGGAGACTGGGCATTACCTTTTTGGATGACAGCCAAGTTAGATTGACTGAGCATTCTGAATTAATCATAGACGAATTTATCTATGACCCTGACCCTAGTAAGTCTAAGATGGCTTTGACATTTGCTAGTGGAACTGCAAGGTTTATTACAGGTAAGTTAGCTACGATAGATAAAGAAAACATTACTATCAATACACCTAGTGCCACAATCGGAATTCGTGGTACTGATTTTACTGTGACTGTAGATGAACTAGGTCGTAGTTTAATTATTTTATTACCGGACAACGATGGTCTACCTAGTGGGGAGATTGTTGTTGCCACAGCTATGGGACAAGTAGTTCTTAACAAGCCTTATCAGGCTACTACTGTCTCTATGTTTGAAACTAAACCCACTAATCCAGTTATTCTTGACCTTACTTTAGAGTTGATTGATAACATGTTAATCGTAAAAGAACCAAAGGAAGAAAAGAATGAGCAGGGACAAGATGGAGGGAGCAGTACTAATATTCTTGATGCTGACTTCCTTGAGTTTGATGATTTAGAAATAGATTATTTGGCTGAGGATGAATTAGAATTTACAGAGCTTGACATAAACTATCTAGATGTTAACTTCTTAGAAGACCTGTTAGACTTTATTGAAGATGTAAATGAGCTAGAGCAAACAGAAACTTTACTAAAGACTGACATAGATTTAAAAGGTACACAGATTGGTTACGATAGTAGCACTCAAATCAATACCTTTATGACAGACAGCGTCATAACATTTTATAAACAACTAGAAGATACTATACAGCTAGACTTAAACAAGGCTAACGCTTATACAGTTGTCATGATACAGAACGGAAAGAGTACACAGATATTAGTTAACGGTGGTGGAGATTCTACTATTACTATAACACAAGGGGATTAACATGAGATATTTATTGTTATTATTATTATCTTTTCAAGTAAGTGCAGAATTAGATTTAACAATACCTGAACAACCTGCTGTATATGTTCCTGATGTAAAAATTTTACAACCTCTAGAGTGGAGAGAAGCACCTACAAAAATACAAACAATAACATTTTGGACTTTAAATGTTTTAGATGTTTACACAACTAGAAAAGGATTAAAAAAAACATACACTACAGAACGAAATCCTTTGCTAGGAAGTAAGCCTAGTATAGCACAACTCATATTACTTAAAAGTATAATGGGTCCTATTATAATATTAGGATTTGATAAAAAAGAAATGAGTTATGTAAATCCATTTTTGTTGATGGTAGTACATAGTAATTATCAGTATATAAAATGAAGTGGGCACTTACATTACTAGGTATACTTACCTTACCTTTATTATTTAATGCCGTCCCATTAGAAGTTTTAAGACTCAAGACATTTGATGCTCTTGTTACCGTACCAGAACCTACTGGTCACTTTACAATCCTAAACATAGACGAAGAATACCTAGACGAACAGGGAGGATATCCCCTGCCTAGAGAAACACTTGCAAAGATTCACAAAGATATAATGAATGCCGGTGCATTAGGAGTCGGCTGGGTAATGTTGTTCCCACATCCTGATAGAATGGGTGGGGATGATGAGTTCTCTATGCAACTTGCAAACTCTCCAAGTGTAATAGCTATGCCGGAAATACCTAATGGGTTGTATCCTCCTACAGTAGGCACAGTTATCAAAGGACCAATAGTATCTTTACCTAAAGCTCAAGGCTTCTTAGAGAACATAGATGTATTAAAACAATCAGCAAATCAAGGTGCAATATCTGCCCCAGTAGACGTAGATAATTTAGTAAGGCGTATACCTTTACTACAGCAAACTAATAATGGGTGGGTAGCTTCGTTTGGAACAGAAGTTTTAAAAATACTAGGAGGTGGTCAGACTTATCAGATTGTAACAAATCAGAATGGAATTGAACAGGTTAGAGTTAGAGGCATCCCTCCCATTTCTACAGATAGCCTTGGTCGTAAGTGGGTAAGCTGGGTTGATACACCACAGACAACACTAAAAGAATTAGATGTTGAATCTAAATTTGTATTTGTAGGTTTTGTTGCTAAAGGAATATCTATACAACTTGCAACCCCTGTCGGATTGTTAGAGCCACATAAAATTCAAGCAGCTTTATCTGAGAGTATGTTAATGAATACACCACAGATACCTGACTATAGATTGTTTGTTGAATTATTATTATTGGTACTGTCAGGCGTACTCACAGCTCTTCTAATTAACTATCTGGGTATCACTAAGGGAGTTGTATCATTCTTAGTTGTGTTAGTAGGTGTGGGATATTTAGAATATAACTTAGTTGCTCGTAACATACTAATAGACTCTACATGGAGCATGATAAGTATGACACTTATTGCTACTCAACAATTCTATTTAAACTTTAGAACTCAATTCCAATTGAGACAACAAATTAAGAAACAGTTTGAGCATTACCTAGACCCAAGACAGGTAAAAAGATTACAAGATAATCCGGAGCTTCTGAAGTTAGGTGGAGAACGAAGACGATGTACGTTTTTATTTACAGATGTTAGAGGTTTTACAAGTTTGTCAGAAAGGCTAGAGCCTGAAGAGGTTGCAAACATAATGAACAAGACACTAACTATACAAGCTAACGCTGTTCAAGAGTATGGCGGAATGGTTGACAAGTATATCGGGGATGCCATGATGGCAATTTTTAATGCTCCTATAGACCTTGAAGACCATGAGACCAAAGCAGTCCTAACAGCCCAGAAAATACAACGAGATATGGCAGAAGCAGATTTAGGTATTGAGATAGGTATTGGAATAAACAGTGGAGAGGCAGTGGTAGGTAACCTAGGAAGTGATACACGTTTTGATTATACTGCTATAGGTGATGCTGTTAATTTAGCAGCTAGGTTAGAAAGTTCTACTAAAGAAGTAGGAGAAGACTTAGTCATAGGGTATACCACAGCTCTGAACTGTAGCATACCTATGCAATATTTAGAACCTATAAAAGTTAAAGGTAAAAAGGACGAGATAATTATTTACACTACTTCAAAGAGTTAAGTTCTCTCTGAAAATAATCGTGTAAGTCTCCTAGTTTTTCTTTACCATTTCTAATAATAGTTTTCATCAAC